TATAAAAGAGGCATGGTATATTTGCGAACATTGCGGCGGACGAATTGAGGAACACCAAAAACCGTGGATGTTAGAGCGAGGAAAATATGTCCATAAATATCCAGAACGAGAGGCGCGGGGGTTTAGGTATAATGCGCTTTACAGTCCTTTGGGGTGGAAATTTACCTGGCGGGTGATTGCTAAAAAATTCTTGACCGCAGCGAAACAACTTCGGCAAGGTAACCCGGAAAAGATGAAAAGCTTTTATAACACGTTGCTGGCTGAGGCCTGGGAGGAACGCGGGGAACAGCCGCAGTGGACACTTATAAAAGCCAGGGCTGAGGGCTACACGGCGCTAATTGTACCAGATGGGGCGAGAGTATTGACCAGCGGAGTCGACGTACAGAAAAACCGCCTTGTTATACTAATATCGGGTTGGGGCGTAGATGAGGAATGCTGGATTATTTATGCCGGCGAAATATTCGGAGATCCTAACAGACGCGAGGTGTGGCAACAGCTAACGCAGTTTTTGAATCGGACATACTTTGATAATAACGGAAATCCATATCAAATTATGTCAATGGCAGTTGACTCAGGCGGTATGCACACACACGAAGTATATTATTATTGTCGGCAACATGCGCCGAAAGCAATGGCGATCAAGGGCAGCAAAGGGTTTAACGACCCGTTAGTACGCCAAAACCCGAAACCGCAGGACATTACAATTGATGGCGGCGTGATTAAATCAGGCGTTTTGCTATGGAATGTTGGGGTTAGTTACGCTAAAAAAACGCTTTACAATCGGTTAAAAATAGAAACACCGGGGCCAAATTACATTCATTTTCATGCTGGTTTGGACGATGAATTTTATATGCAACTAACAGCTGAAAAACTTGTAACTCGGGTAAAAAAAGGGTATCGAGAATTTGAGTGGATCAAAACCAGAGACAGAAATGATTTTCTTGATTGCTGGAATTATGCGTATGCGGCAGCTCACAGGCTTGGAATTTTAAACATTGGCTGGCAAAAAGCGGAACGATCAAGGCGCCGGCCGAGAGTACATAAAAAAGCGACTGAGTTAAAACGCATGGGCAGAAAACCGAGAGCGTGGTGACTGAAAATAAAACAATTACAATAGACGGCGGGGCAGACATTTCATATGAATTACAGGAAATATGGAAAGACATTATGTCTGCAATACAGCAAGAATTGATGGAACAAGAGTTTCCGGGTTTAAAATACAAATGGCAACCCGCTGGCAGGAAATCACTCGAACCACTAAAAAAGGAGCGCGATAAAATGGATGATTTAATAGGTGTAAATGCAATTTGTCAATTTATGAACATGAGTGAGTCAACAATAATGCTAAAGGCGCAAAACGAGGGCTTACCAATACAACGCAACAGGGATGCGGTTTGGGTTGCAAACAAAAAAGACCTAAACTATTGGTTATTAAATAAGGAAAAGCCCGCAGCGCCAAAGGTAACCGAATTTTCAGAGCCAGAGCCGAAATTAAAGCCGAAAAAAAGGGCAGGTCGCCCGAAATTAAACGACAATAAGGAATAGGTGATCACATGCCAGGGTTACGCGGGATGAATGAAATTTGTGATTATTGCCGGCGTTCTGAATCAACGATAATGATTTGGATCCAATCGCGCGGATTTCCAGCCGTAAAAATGCGGCCTGGCGGCTGGGAATCAGACAGCGATTTAATTGACGAATGGCGCAAGGAACAAATATTTAAACGGGTAAATGGTGGTGGTAACGGCATCAAATCCGCCATTGTCAAGTCCTAACTTAGCTTAAATTCAAATAATCTTTCCTATTTAACCGCATATATTCATATCTAAAAAATTGCTGTAATACTGCGTATATAATAGCGTATTATGGCAACTTTTTCAACTTGGGCAGACGAACTCGCAGCCCTAAAAAATGCAATTTCGGACTCTATCGGACCCGCCGGGCGTGTTGCCTACGGCGATAAAGTAATCGAATATCGAAGCCTTGATGAGCTACAGCGCATTGTCGCATGGTATGAAAAACAAGCGGCTATTGAAGCCGGGACGCTTGTAAGGCGGGCGTACGCTAAACAAGGGGGCCGGGGATGATATCCGAATCATTAGGCGCCGCAATAGATAATTTTATCGGTATATTCGCCCCAAAATCCGCATTAGTCAGAAAATTCCATCGTAAAAAATTACAAGCCACACGATCAGCGACCTACGCGGCGGCAGATACAAACCGCATGACAGGCGGATGGACGCCGACAAGTAGCAGCGTCAACGATATTATAGGAAATTCTGCCGTATCAGTTCGAAACCGTATCCGGCAACTGGTGCGGGACTTTCCTTATTTTGCAAAAGCAATCAATGCGATTTGCGATTATACGGTTGGCGCCGGCATTACCTATGAACCCCGCGTGACCCTACCAAACGACCCCGAAGTATTAGACACAAAAACCAATCAAAAAATAGAGGACGCCGTCGATTTTTGGGCCGAGCAAGCCGACATTGCCGGGCGATTACATTACTATGAAATAATGGAATTGATGAAACGGCAGGACGTAGAATCAGGCGAGTTTATTGTTGTAAAGCGACTTGATAAAAGGCCTGGGCGTTATATTCCTTTATCGCTTCAAATTTATGAGGCTGATTGGTTAGACAGCACAATTAATTTTGATCAAAACACTAATACTAAAATTGAGCAGGGCATTGAATACAATGTTAACACCGGCGCGGTAGTAAACTATCATTTCACCGATCCCGACTCTTGGGGCAAATCAATAAAAATACCGGCAAGCGCAGTAGTACACGGTTTTAAAACGCTACGGCCCGGACAATTGCGCGGCATATCTCCGTTTACTAGCGGCGTTTTAATGGCTCATGATTTACTTGATTTTATGAACTCTGAAGTAGACGCGGCAAAAATGGCGGCTAAATATTTGGCGTTTGTTGAGAGCCCTGATTTATCAAGCAGGCAGATTTTGCTTGATACGGATGAAGAAGATAGCACTAAAAAAATCGATGAGATGGAAAACGCTATAATCGAATATTTAGACCCTGGCGAAAGAGTTGAAATTGCTAAAAATCCGCGACCAGGCGAAAGTTTTAGTCCGTTTGTTAGACTGATGCTCACAATGCTATCAGTAGTAACAAACGTGCCATATGAAATCCTAACAGGCGATTATAAAGGGCTTAATTATAGTACAGGGCGTATGGTTAGAAATGATTTTGCTCAACAGCTGAGGCCTATATCAATGCGTCACATACGGCATTTCGGAATACCTACTATTCACCCTGTTATAGATATGGCAGTAATGGCCGGTAAGCTGGATTTGCCAAATTATTTTACGCAAAAAGCCCGATATTTAAAAGCCGAATGGCAACCGCCGGGAATGGAGTCTATAGATCCGCTTAGAGAATCAAAGGCCCACGTTGAACAGCTTAATGCACTGCTACGCAGTCCCCAGGAAATAGCCCGTGCGCGGGGCAGAAAACTGGAAGATATTTACAAGGAAATTAAACGAGCGATGGAGTTAGCTGAGCAGATGGGATTGCCTTTTAATTTACAGCAAATTAGCACAGCGCTCGCCAATAATCCGGCGGCGGTAGCGCCTGATAAAAGAGCGAGCATAATAAGTCTGAGGAAATAATATGCCAGAAAACAATACAGGTGGTTTAAACTACAGGGCCGCTTATATAGATACCGAAAACGGGGCGCCAAAGTCATTGGACGTAGAAAATAGAAGCGTTGGCGTTATCGGTACTACTGAAGATCCAGCGCGTGTTTTTGATTGGGAGCGAATGGAAGTCATTGACGAAGTACTTCTAATGTCAGGCGTTAAACTACCAAAAACACGCAAGCTGCCGCTTTTAGATTCGCACAACCGAAACGAAACCCGAGCGGTACTAGGCAGCTTCAAAAATATAATAACTGAAAAAGATATGCTAACAGGGCGCGTATTTTTTTCTAAAGCCGATGAAGCGGAAAGCCCTTGGATTAAGGTACAGGAAAACCACCTTGATAGTTTTAGCGTCGGATATCGAACGTTAAAATCAATAGTAATAGACGAGGGCGAGACTAAAACTATAGAGGGGAAAAAATATAGCGGGCCGCTTACGGTTAGAACCAAATGGGAGCCCGCAGAATTAAGCATTCTGGCAATCGGCGCAGACCGAAGAGCCAAGACGAGAGCTGATATAAATCAAAAAACAGGGGGTAATAAAATGGATGAAAAGCTGAGAAAATTCCTGGAAAGTAAAGGCCTTGACAGCGAAGCGACAGAAAAAGAGGCCTGGGAATTTTTGCAAAAACTTGATGTGCCCAACACCGAAGAAAAAAAGCCGGTTTGGGATTTAGCAGAAAGCAACGAAACAGTAAACAGGCAGGAAGTTAAAACCGAGGATGTTGAAACAATTAAAAAGCTGGCGGCTGCAGAGGAGCGGATAAGAAATATTGAGATCCGCAATATGTGCGCCGATTTAAAAATGGAATCCGAAGCCGATGAACTTATTAGCAAGGGTTATACTGTCGATCAGGCGCGGGAGGTTTTATTTCCTAAGCTGAAAGCCATGCTTGACAACGAGGCAAAACATCTAGGACCTGCGGTAATTGAAAAAGATGAACGCGATAAATTCAAGGCCGCTGCTGAAGATGCTATTTTAATTAGGGCGGGCTCAGTATCGACACCTGAAAAACCGGCACCAGGCGCAGAAGATTTGGCAGGCTATAGCCTAAAAGAACTTGCTAGGTTGTCTTTACAGCGGGCCAATATGCCGACTGGAGGCAGAACGCTTGATATGGTCGGAAGGGCGTTAAATCTTAAAGCCACTACTACCGGGGATTTGCCGTATGTTTTAGCTAACGTAGCAAACAAATCGCTTTTTG